ACAACAGCATCAACCTGCCGCCATTAGGGAAGTCTACACGCAGTTCAGTTTCATTAAACTTCACGCCAGGGATCACAGACGCATAATACTTCACATAATCCCACGCAATACGTTTTGCTTGTGTAAAAGTAGGCGCTACAAACGCCACACGCGGTCTAGGAAGTTCACAAGTAAGGGCATGCTTAATAAGATGATTAACAGCCCATACCGTCTTGCCAAACCTGCGGTGCATCACAAGCACGTTCCAACGACGCACGTTGCTGTGCATCTCAGCCTGTAAGTCTCTTGGCTTGTAAGGGATCTTAACTTGCACTATCGCTCTCCCAAACGATACGCACCGTGCCGTCCGACACCTCTACACCAGCACGGTTCTTCACATCACCATACTGATCAGGCATGACCTTGCCCACCTTCCATCTAACATGAAGAGCATAGTCTCTTAACACATTAGGATCGTACTTCTTAGAACCGGTAAGCTGCTGCTGGTACATAACCTCGACATCCTCCAATGCCTTCTCCGCACTCTGCTGCTGCGCAGTACGAATAAGATTACTTAACTCAGCATCCTCCCCCATCTTCTTATACAGCACTGACCTGCTAATCCGCGCCTCTTTGCATGCACTGACAAGGCTATGCCCTTGCATCACTAACTCCGCAACGCTCTCTGCCTTGCTCTGCGTTAGCCTAGCCATGTTTCCTCCTGACTGTGTGTGGGATAGGGGCAATTAACACACATATACCGTGGCCGCGCGTGTCGGGGGCGATGCCTTTGTCTTGCCCCCCCGTGGGGTCGCTGCTGTGCGGCGCTGGCACTGCTGCGGCTGCATTGCTGCGCGTCTCTGTCTGTGTTGTGCGTGTGCTGGCACACTCAAAAGCCGTCCGCTGCGGTCGTGTTCCGATCAGCCGCGCCGGTCTCTGCTGTCCTATATATAGGCGTATGCGCATGTGCCTTGCCGTGCCGTGCTAAGAATATTCCCTGAATATCATTTTTCCTGTTGACAGTCTATCCCCTGCCAATGTTAGGGTTCTTTATCACTAGCAATCAACAAAGGATCAAACATTATGCAACGCGCAGTTTTTCACAGACACCCTAAGACCATTGCCAAGCTGCAAGCTATCGTCTTTTCCATTCTTGTCATTGCCAGCGTTAGCGTTGGCCTTGCTGGCGCACTAATCATGCAAACAATACCGCATGATCATATTGGCTTTTATCTTGGCATGGGGCTAGCGGCAACCGGCTTTGTGTCGTTCTTTTGGTCACTCGTTGGCCTTGTCATTAATCTTGTTGAATATCAGGGGGCGTAACCATGACACGCAATGAAGCAATCAAAGCAATAGTGCATCTTGAAACAACTGCCGAATATCATTGCGCTGAAGGCAGCAAGCGACAGCGCGATTACTTAACCGACGCCTATGTCCTGCGCATGCAACAACAACCACCGGAAACGCGCAAGTTATATGAATTGCAATCTGTTTTGAGCATGGCGCGTGCGTAAAAGGCCGAAACATAGCGCGGCACCGTCGCGCTATGTCTGCCGGTATCGCCGGCACTGACGAGGCCCGTCAGCAACCCATGACAAAAAAGGATCAATCATGGAACAGACTTACGATTTCACAACTTACCGCGCTATCTGCGCAGAACTGGAAAACAAGCTCGGCGTTTACAACTGGCGCGAGGTCATCGAAGAACTGAAAGACGGCGCAACAGACTTTGAGGTCGCCGGTTATCGGTTCATTGCCGCCGACGATCTGGACGAGATCATGCGCGACGAACTGGCAAGCGATGAATATATCCTCGGATGTTTCCTGCCGTCGTTTCTGTCTGGCATTCTCGACATGGATCAGACCGCCATTCAAAAGATACAGGACGCCGCACCAGAGGCGCTAGGGCAACTGATCATAGCCAGAGGCGCATTGCATCAACTGCAACGCGAATACGTTAGCGCGGACGGTTACGGCCACCATTTCGCACATTACGACGGCGACGAGTGGGAAATGTCATCGTTCCCATTTAGCGCGTTTCGCGTCAACTAGGGGGCAGAGCAATGAACGACCTATGGTTCTGGGTGCGCGAGATATTCGCCACCATTCTCTTCTTCATCGCCATGGCGCTTGTGTGCGTCCTGATGGTTCTGGTGTTTCCAGACCCGACACTGTGGGGGTGATCATGTGGGTTGTCTTCTATACAGAGCGGCGCGGCACTGGTGAGCCGTGCCAGCTATGGGCACCGGGCGTCTATCTCTATGACCACTGGGAAGTGTGCGAGACAGAGACAGAGGCAGCGCAACGCTATGCTGACCTACTGGAACGCGACACGACGCACAGCGCGGGGATTGGCCCCATCACAATAGGCACTGACCATTGGTGCTGAAAGAGAAAGGATCAGAGAAATGAACGCGAAACATCTAGCCAAATATAGCTTTGCCTGTAGCTACATTGGAAACGTATTAGGCGAGGCAACAGCAGTATCAGAGGAAGGCGCAGCATGGGCAATCGGCAAGGATTACGTTGTGTGGCTTAACATAGAGAAAGAGGGGATCAACGTGCAGATTTACGACGATTGGGATATGCCGGATCGGCTCTATCAAATCTTTGGTTATTGCCAGTATCAGGGCATAGCTTGCCACATCATCTGAAAGAGAAAGGATCAGAAGAATGTCACAGTTTAGCTTTGAGGATGATGTTGTCTGCCACACATGCGGATCGGATCACATCCATATCAATATGTTCTATCAGGTATGGAGCAGAGAGTGGCACGGCGACCCCAACTGCGAGGTATGGTGCAACAAGTGCGGCATAGAAACCGGGTGGATACCGCGCAAAGAATTTGAAGAAGACGAGACATGACAGAAAAATGGCGGGGGAAAGGATCAGCAAACCCCCGCCATCACTAGCAAGGGAAACATAGCATGACAGCAGAACAATTCAAAGCCGAAAGGCAGAGCCTTGGCTTATCACAAGCAGCCATGGCAAAGCGCCTCGGCGTTAGCCTACAGGCCGTTTACTACTACGAAACAGGACGCCGCAAGGTGCCGCAACCTGTGGCCTTGCTGATAGCTTGCCAGAAAGAGCAAGGCAATGGATCAGCATAGGCCAGAGATGTTTTATTACCTGATGGACGGCCTAGAATTAAAGCTAGATCACATGCTGGCAGAGAAAGAGCTAGGCAGCATCGACCAGCAAGAGTTGGGCAGGCTGTGCTTCATACACGATGCTTGTGTGATGTTCCTAGCGCAGCAGCTAGGCAATGCAGAGAAAGGATCAGGGGATGAATAGCTATCACGTTAGATGGATGGACTGGATAAACATTCTGGATCGTGACTTTGACAACATGGCACGATACGACATTGACTGGTCATTTAGGGAAGAACCCTATCAAGCTAAGACCAAACAAAGCACCAAAGGCAGGATCATACGCAAAGAGGTGCAAAGAAAGAAGCCTTTGGGCCAGACACGCACAGCTTGGCAACCTCTCTAGCAATGCCGCGCGGCAAAGCATGCTATGCAATGCACTAAGCAATGCCTTTTTTTATATATAAAAGGGATAGCATGCTGCATTGCCCCGCTTGCTAGGCGATGCACCGTATGCTGCGCAGCAATGCTAAGAAGATATTTCCTGAAATATCATGGATCGTGTTGACTGGCAAGCCCATCGAAATATTCCAGTATTCTACACCTTAGGCACCGTAATATTGGAATATCAGAAGGGAATCGCCTCGCGCACGATGTAGAACCACGTTGGCAGAGAAACCAGCACCGTTGCATCTGTGCCGGTAAACTCAAGGTTTACATGGCGCAGGTACAGCTTGCACACAGGATCTTGGCGGTCGTACTTGTAGATCAGCAGCGGAGAAAGGTCGCCAGCAGCGTTCACAGCTTGCTGCCACCATGCGTCAGCCCCGCCATGTGGCCCTGTGGCATACCGTTTACATTCGATTGACCAGTAAGGGATGAGGATATCAGCACCGCCCTTCTCTTGATATTGAGAGAGGTTGCGCCGCACGTTCTCATAACCCAGGTGGTCTTTGATCTCATTGCAGCACCATCTTTCGAATTGACTGCCTTTGTTGCGTTGCATCTTGCTCATTTATTTTAATGCGCCTTGCGCGTCTGTGTCAGCTTCAGAGAAGTATTCTTTCTCTTGCAAATAAAACTCACCAGAGCCGTCACACTCCCAGCAAATATCTGGCACAACGTCACCCTCGTCCCATGTGGATGCTACACGCACCCACCCAGAGCCATCACACTTGTGGCATTTCTTTGGTAGTATGCTCATCCTGTACATTCTCCATCATCAGCCTGACAAAAGTACCCAACTTCATTGAACACCCAATCTTCTTGACGCTGCACAAAGTCCACCCAAGACTTTAGATCTCTGCCGTTTCTGAAGCGTGAGCTTGTGTGGGATTCCATATCTATCCACCATTGCGCACGATCTGGATGTTCCTTTGCGATAGAAGCAAGCGTAGCCTCGCTCTTCAGGAAGCACATATCGCAGTTCCCTAAAGGAGTTGTGCCGTTGCTGTTCAGCAGCTTCAAGTCAAAGTCTTGCGCCTTCCAAAACGAGGATATATGCGCCTTTGTCACGCCGGCATCCACCAATGGGTGCCAGAACGTCCACCTGTCTTTGCTGTCTTCCTTGACGCGCCGCATTTCGTCAGCGCGTATGCCAAGACAAGCAACCCAGCGTTCCCAGCCAATAGACATAAGGTACTTCTTCATAGGACGGATCTTAAGTTCAGCAGTGCAAAAACGCGCTACAGCATTGGGTAGGTAACTGCGTGACTTTATCAAGTCAGCAAAAGGCTCGCCCTCTCTAGCAGCTTGGTTATGTGAAACGACTTGGTATGAGTTCTTTTTTGGCTCCCGCTTGTACTCCAACCATGTGACTTTCAAGCCCCACCTTTGACTGCACTCTTGTACAAAGTCCAACGTCTCAGGCATTTCTCTGCCGGTGTTGGCGAATGTAACCTGCACACGATCTGGCAAATCACCGTTGGCCTCAAGTATATGGTGCAACATATACGCGCTGGTGCGACCACCGCTGAAACTGATCTGTATGTTGCCATCCGGCAGGTTGTAGGGGTTAGACATCATTGAACCTCAGACATTTTCTGTTCAAAAAAGTCATTGGGTTTCACCTGCCCTTCCGTTGCCAGAAAGATCCGGCGCATGGTTTCTGCCGATGGATATCTGTTGCCATCGACAATCCTACAGATCGCCGCACGGCTCATGTTGCAGCGCCGTGCAAACTTGGCCTGACTAATCTTCTTGGTTTTTAGGTACTCAGATAAGGTCATATTTTTTTCTACTACACTGTTGACACGCGGTCAATCGCTATGCAATAGAGGGGATAGTAACACAAAGAAAAGCACAAGGAAGCACACAATGCCTCACGAAACACCAGCCTACCGGCAAGAGTTTGGCGCAGCGCACGACAGTGCATCTGGTGCCACACAGGACAAGTGGGAGTTTGTTCTCAAGCTCTACTGTCGCCACCTTGGAGTGAAGCTGCCGATGGCAGCGAGGCCGTGGTGCGGGATCGTGGTACAGGATGGTGCCAACCTCATCCTTGGGCTGGACAAGTATCAGCCGATGGTCGGCCAGCAGGATGGCATGGATCAGGCCAAGGCTATCGCTCAGACTATGGAGCGGTACAACAGCTATCAGCCGCGTCAATGGGACGGCGGCAAGGACGCCGAGGAGTTTGAGGCGTTCAAAGACTACATCCCAGATATGATTTTACACGCGGTTGAAGGCGTGCGTGAGCGGTTCAAGACCGCCAACATGATAGAAGGCGAGTATCAACGCTGGCTAGAAGAGCCGCACCTTGATGTGCCTATCATGCTTTACCAAGACTATTCCGGCGGTGGCATACAGTGTGATCTGAAAGCCAAGCCGCCCCTGCGCAACCCACCAAAGAAGGACGGCACCCGCTCATGGCGCGTGCCAAAGGTGGAAGGCATCACGCCCACGGCGCAGCAACAAATTCAGCAAGCTGTCTACAACAAAGCAACTGGTGAGCCGCCGTCACTGCTGTATGTCAGTGCGTCAGGTTATTACATAGCCGACGCCGACAACTGTGACTTGCTCAAGCCAGAGGCTTTGGAGAAGGCATACGCTGAAGCAGTGCGGTCATGGCAGATCAGTCAAAATCTGTTGAAAGCCGCACACGGATCATGGCGCAACCTGGCTGGCCTTGTTCAGCCAGACTTGAACGAGATCGCAAGGCGTCATGGCCCAAGTATCGTAGACGTAGCCAATCAACTATGGAGGTTTTAATGGCTAAGACAGGACGCCCTAAGGCGAAAGTAAGCATCACCTTTTCTGAGGAGGAGTTGAAGACGTTAATTATTGGAATGGAATCCAGCGTCTTCGAAATGAGTGAAAGTTTTTATGATTTCAACACCAGAGGTTTGGCGGCTTTTGGCAGAGAAATCTCGATGCTGGCACGGCTGCGGAGCGTGCGCGACAGCAAGTATGGAGAGAAGTGATGGATCAGACCCCAGCCTACAAGCTGGTGCGCAGGGATGACCCTGCCACCAGCCACGACGCCGCAGAGAGCATCGACGCGACAGCGATGGAAAGCGTAGTAGCCGATGCAATCTGGGAGTTTGGTGCAGCAGGGTGCATTTCAGACGATGTGCTGAAAGCCCTGCCGCTGCACGGTTATAGCACCGTGACTGCTAGATACAAGCAGCTAAAAGAAAAGCGCATCATTTTTACAGATGGCACCAAGAGAAAGGGTGCGTCAGGCCGCAGCCAAATGGTCATGTGGCACAAGGAGTTTTATCATGCACAGTGAACCTGTTGATATCGGCACACCGTATGTGACCCGCGAGGACATGCAAGACAGCATCAACGAGCTTTATGTGCGCGTGGATGAACTGCACAAGGCTGTCTATGAAAGCAACAACAGGGTCGCTGAAATGGAGAAGAGTTTGGCACTGTTTGTCCATCTTATCTCTGATAAGCTAGGAGTTTCCCAAGGAGGCATGAGTGACTGACCTGAAAGAAACTATGGCTCTTGTCGCTGAGTTGAACGCTAGTCATGGCGTAACCCAGCGCGGCGGCAAGAAGTACACCCAGGTGGTGCATAGAATGGAAGCATTCCGCAAGATGCACGGCACCGACTTTGGGGTGGACACACACATCTTGGTAGATGACGGCCAGCGTGTCGTGGTCAAAGCCAATATCACCAACATGGACGGCGCTGTAATTGGTTCCGGCATGGCAGAGGAGATCAGGGGGCAGGGCAACGTCAACAAGACAAGCGCCTTGGAAAACTGTGAAACGTCTGCTGTTGGCCGTGCCTTGGCATCGTTGGGCCTAGCTGGCGGCGAGTATGCGTCAGCAAACGAGATGGATGGCGTGGGGAGAAAGGAAGAAGCTATCGCCAGCCTACCTCCGGCAAAGGAGCCGTCGCCTAACCTGTTGGAATTGCAGCAGCAAGCGACTGACTATCTGCCGCAGTTTGACATGAAGCAGATCACAGAATGGATGAACGCAGGGTTCACAAAGAAGTGGATGGACATTGCGAACAAAGAGTCCCCTGAGATCTTCCAAGACATCAAAGCAAAATGCCAAGCACGCATGAAGGAGCTAAAATCGGATGGCTAGACGCTATGACACAATCACTTACATCAAGCTGTTCCCCAACGTGGAAGGGAAGGGCAAGGCACAGTATAGCAACGGCAACTGGCAACCTTATTCAGCGGAGCAAAAAACTCCTGCGGATATCACCTTGCGAGAAGGCCAGCGCCACCAGGTCAGCCTGTTCCCCAACGAGGACGGCACTATCTCTATTCGCATCTCAAGAGTTACTGAATACCAAGGTGAGGACAGTATCTCTGACGGCATATCGCAGCCAGCTATGAAGCCTATTGGCAACGCGATCAGCCACAAGTATTCGGCACCACAGCCAAAGGCAGAGGACGATGACCCAGACATCCCATTCTAAGGCGCTTTTAAGCCCTCGTGAGGCGTCTCTGGTGCTGTTTGGCACCGATAGCAAGTCTCAGGTCAACATGCTGCGTACGATGCTCCACAGGGGCATTATCAAAGGCAAGCGTTTAGGGGGCCGCTGGTACATCACGATGCGTGAAATCGAAAGGATCACAGATGGTGGAGCCGACTTTCCTGATTATTCCAAGAAATGATGGTGTGGCGGTGTCGATTGACGGCACCATCCACCTCAAACAAATGAATGCAACGCAGATGCTAAATCTTGCCCTGCGTTGCCTCAATGCCGGACTGGAGATGAAGCGTGAAGAAGAGAAAGCAGCAAAAGACTGTGAGGGTCAGTCGCCCATTCCATTGCGCGAGGTGTCAGAAGGTCTGTGATTACACTCAGCACAACTGGGTATCTCTTGCGTCACGCGAGGATATCTGCTGGAATTGCTACAAGGAGAAGAACTAGGGGGGCCATGCCCCCCTTTTTTTAAGCCATGCGCGTCTTAGGTTTTTTCTTTTTCTTCTTCATCGCAATGGCTGTTGCTGCTTGCTTCTTCATCTTAGCAGACTTTGGTGGACGGCCTCTGGTTGAACCGTAAGTACCCTTGCCCATTGGCATCATGATCTCCTTTTCTTAGACAATATGATCTTCTTTTTAAGTGCTGGCGGCAGTGTCTTCTGCTTGGCCGTCAGCATACCGTTGCCATTCTTCTTCGCGGCCTTCTTCATTTTTCCCGGCATTATTTCTTCCCCTTCTTGGCTTTGTTGCGTTTGGAGATAGCTGCTGCCTTCTTCTTTGCGTCAGCCTTGCTGCTTGCACCCCATGCCCTGAGAGAAAGCAGGAGCCTGGTAGGTTTGCCCTTCGCATCTCGTTCCGGCCCCCTCATGCCGCCCATACGCGCTAAGAAACTAGCTCTGCGCGGGTTGTCACCCTTCTTCACAGGTGCCTTGAGGTTCATACCCTGCTTGCGTGCAGAAGCCCTGCCCTTGGCGTTCAAGCCACCCTTCGGGTTCTTGCCAGCCTTACGCTGCCATGCCGGTGTCTTAGCCATCAGACAAAGC